CACCACTGTTCGCCAACAACGGGCCTGGAACGTTATCAAGCGTATTGAAGTACTGCCGCAGGATGTTGTGTGTCGTGTCCGAATACGCACGGTCGTATTCAACCGGCGCAAAAGGGAGCGCAGGCGATTTAGTGGCGTCTAGTCGATCTCGGCCAGCCATCAGTTTCTACCATCAGGACGCACATCAATACGGGGCACGCCCAACTGCCACTGCGTACCAATGCTGTTTGACTCGATCTTGAAAGCCATCTGGCGACCCCGCACTCGGCTGTAGATAATTTCAGTAAACTGCTGCACGTTGTAGGTTGTCTGCCCTACGTAGCTCTGGGTTGACGTTACCGTGGGGGACAACGCCGTGCCGTAGTTTGACCCCGGATTTTGTTTGGGGCGTACTGTGAACTGCACAAACGGTTTATCCGATGTTGAGCCTGAAGTATCTGAGCCGTCAAACGTAATATCGGGGATCATGCGCCATACATAGCCGTAGTTGTGCCCGTCACCAATATCAAAGTCCGACGACTGGATGTAAGCATTGATCGGGCTTGGCGGGTTTGTACTGCCATCATCCACCGCCGCTTCGTGGAACACCACAATATTGCCAGCCGTTGCAGCCATAGGAAGCTGTCGCAGCGGAGAGTCCAACCAAGCCGTGCGATCCAACGTGCCGTAATACCAGACGCGGTCCAGATAATTAAAGATCACATAACGGTCGATGACATCAGAGTTGGCAGAGCAGTAGTTCCACCAGATTTCAGAAAAACCTTCGTTAGTGCCAGCGTTGAACTGCGCTTCCTGACCTCGGTTGATGTCGTTGAAGATGAACTGACGCACGGAGCAGGGCAGGGTCTCAACTCGGCCTGAGTAGATATAGAACTTGTCCACACCCATCCAGTACACCACCCCGGCAGCGGTAGCCATAGCGTTAGGTGAAACAAGTGATATGTTGTCGGCAAGAAGCGTAAAACCATATACAAACGGTGGGCCGAGGTACTGCATAGAGTAGATGGACGCATCAGTCCAGACCACGATCTCTTGACGGGTTTGGAGCGCAGCGACAATTTCTGAACCGTGAGAAAGACGGTAGCTACCCGCTTGGTTTGTGGCTGCTGGAGTCCAGTTGGTATAGCTCTCTTGTTCGGACCAGCGAATAAGCAGTGGGTCTTGCGGTGTGCTGTCGTATGCGCCGTAGTCATTACACCCAAAGCAAATCACGATACGGGAGGTGTCCGACACCATAATCAGATTGATCTTGGAAGGCACGTCGGTGCCAGAAACCACAGTGCCACGAGTACCATACGCAGGCGTTGCGCCTCCACCCGGTTGCCATAGATAAAAAGCACCGCCACGAGGAGAGAACAGCAAGTCCTCACCAAAGTTGGCCTGACTCCACAGGCGTAACTGCAAACCAAAGCCGGTGGTAAAACCTGAACCCCAACCCAAGCGGCTCCAAGGGCCGGTGCCCCAACCTGTACCGATGGTGTATATAGGCAGGCCCGTATTGATCTGGTATGCAATAGTTAAGCCCGTCATCGTGGAGTCCGACGCCGTCTCGTTGGCTGTAACCGACAACTGCACTGTGTACTGTGTGCCGGAGATAACCGACACAATCTGAAACTCTTGATTCAACACCGCAGCGGTAACGTTCGTCGTAACTGTGCCCAAGTCTGTAGCGCCAGCTAGTGTCACAAAATCATTAACTTGCAAAGAATCCGCACCCGTGTCGGTGATGGTCAGTATGTCCGAGCCGCTGGTTATATCCAACGTAATTTCACCCGCTGGGTTTGTTGTAGTCTCGCGCAGGGGTGTAATGTCGTAATAATCCCCACCGTCCTCCACATAGAACTTCAAGTTTGTACCCACACCCATTAAGTTAAACTGCTTCAACGTCACCCAGTTCCACAAAGACCGGCACACACCAAGGAAGGTGTTGTAAGACAGCGCAGCCCAGCCGCCGATCTTCTCAGGGTAGCCAGAGCGAAAACGAATCTTGTCGCAGTCAAACCAACCACCCTCATTAGCAAGCGAAGTTGACTCTCGGTTTACCCCGGGCCTAAACTGAAGTTTCTGTAGTGGCATAATTATTTATCCTGTACAAGCATTATCCACGACTGCGTTGGTTCATCCCACTTGTAATAGCCGTCTGTAGGCATCGGGATAGGTGGCTCCCACCAACAGGTGTTTTCATTCAAGTTCCAACTTGGGTATGGGCGGGGGGCATAGAAAGCATCGCGTATCGGGTCGTACACTCCACCCACAACTGCATAATTCTTACGAAAAGCAAAACCGCCATCCGGTTTACCATCGGGTCCATAATGAACTCCACCGTGGGTGTTGTAGCTAGTTTGAATCCAGCCGAGGCCCACTGCACCAGAGTCAATAAATTCTTGGTCAGCAACTATAACTTGCGTAACTGTGCCGTTTTCCACTTTTGCAAAATGCGCCATAGTTAGACCGTAAAAGTTCCAGAGGATGTAAACGTATGCACCACATAACCGGAGCGGGATGACGTATCAATATTTCCGCCAGTCGCTCTTGCTACCGCGCCGGGATAAGCAATAATAATTACGCCACTACCACCATTGCCGCCCACCCCACCGCCAGAACCCGCCGTGCCGCCGCCACCGCCACCAAGATTAGTTCCGCCGTTGCCGCCACTACCACCACGCCATCCACCAGTACCGCGACCATATGTTGTAGGGCTTGACCAACTTCCACCGTCATTACCAGTAGAGCCAGTTCCGCCCCCTGCGTAACCTACACTTGAACCTGTAATTGAGTAGTCAAGGCCAACGCCCCCAATACCTCCAAGCGATGTAAACCCGGCACCTTGCGCAATACCACCAACAGCCCCTGCACCGCCACCACCGCCGCCCGGAGTATAAGCCCCATAAGGTGCGCTACCTCCATTATTACCTTGACCTGAAGTACCCGCACCACCGCTGGGAGAGTTAGTGCTATTACCGCCACCACCGGAGCCACCACTTCCAGATGCCCCGCGTCCGCCACCAATAGCGGTATAGCCAAGACCTGTGGTATTAGTCCCTGAAGCGTTTTGCCCCCCACCCCCACCAATGACAATAGCGTACGAACCGCTCGCAATATCTAAACTTGCGGTGTAAATTAAACCGCCAGCGCCGCCACCACCGCCGCCATCCTCACCCGTCTTACCACCACCACCGCCGCCAGCAATGACTAATACCTCCGCAGTAATCGGCAGTTTGGTGCTAAATAGAAGTACGGCTGAAGTCATATCAAGAAATCCCAGCGCCAGTGATTACGAACGTATTGCTTGCGATGCACAGCACTGTGCAAAGGCCATAGCCCCCAAGTGTTCTGTTACCCGTAAGGCCAGAAGAAGCCAGCGTCATGGTTGTGCCGCCACCTTGCGTAATAGTTTGCGAAGTCGCGGAGTTGTTATAAATAGACACCGCTTGCCCTGCGCTAAACACACCGGACGGGACTGTAACACCACCTGTTGTAATAGCCACAACCTGCCCTGCGTCAGCGGCGAGTAATGTGTAGCTGGTGACTTTATTCTGTATCGGGATGTTACGAACGTTTCCTATGGTGTCCGCAATACTCGTCATGCCTGACATCGTGCCGCCAGTGATGTTTACGTTGTTGGCATTTTGTGTGGCTATCGTGCCCAATCCTTGCGCCGTTATAGCGGCCCCTACAAACGCTGTAGTCGCTGCTTTAGTGGTGCTATCACCCGGAGATTGGGTTGTAAAGGTGGCATTACCAACGACTGTAAAGTCCCCTCCAACGCTAAGATTACCTACTACATAATCTAGCTGCTCAACCACATCAGTGCCATCAGCGCGAAGCAAAACGCTTTTCCCGGTAGGAATCGCCACACCCGTACCTGCTGCTGTAGTATTACCCAGAACCGTTGAGCAATACACGGTTGCCGTGTAACCCGAGGGGTTTGTCACTACGTAGAGTTTAGTTACCGGTGGGACGTAGACGTTGAACGGAGCAGTTGTAACCGTAGTCAGGGATATTGCAGCGCAACGCGCTTGGTCAACCGCACCGTTCTGAGCAGTCAGCGCTTGGTTTGCGCTTGTGATGGAAACCGATGCCAGACCTGAGATTGCGTCCTCGATAATGACCCCGAGGTTATCATTCGTAATTGTGCCCCATGTACCGGACTTTTCACCGTTGGCAATGAGTTCGATCCGTAGATCGGGGGAGTAGGTACTTGGCATCGTCGTTCCTTATTAGGCCAGCATGGTTTCAGCGTGGGTCTTGGCTTCTGCCACCCGGCGCAGCCACCCTTTACCGAACGTCGCAAACGTAGGCAGACTGCGGTAAAACGCTTCCTTTTCTGCACTGAATTTTGCCACTAATTCGCTCTGATTGGCAGCTTTTAATGCCGCCATGGTTTTGGGGCCAATCGC